CAGCGATGAAGACAGATATAAGACATATTTGATATGCTTAGTGTTTGAATTTACAGATAATTCTACTGCTGTAATATTCTTGTTAACTATAGCACCATACAAATACAAAGTGTCTTTCGTTTGATCAGTGAATAGACCATTGTTCATCAACCATCTGTGCTGATCTACGTGTTCATGTATGTTGTCGTTCATCATCTCTCCGTGTACTTTCTTAAAGTGCTCTTAAGGTTTGATTTATCGATCGCTCCGTCGTACACCTGATCAACGTATTGTTCAGCCATGTTGTACACCGTCGGCGCAACGATCTGGGTTCTGGAGAGTTTAATGGAGTCTGTGAACTGTGTTCTGAACGACACCTGAGTTCTCTTCTTCAGATCTCGTATGTGATCAGACTCCAATATCGACCTTATCTCCGCTCTAGGTCCAGTTATCTTGATCACCCACCTATCTGTTTCGTTCAACTCTAGATCTTTTACGTCCTCGACGAGGATATCCATGGTACGCCACATAGGAAATGGTGACTGCACATACTCTATCGACAGAGATGCCGAATCAAGTAGCATCAATCCTTTTGTCTGATTAGCGTCAGAAGCCGTGAGACTCGTCGGAGTGCCGGGATATATAATAGAGCCTTCTTTAAGCGATTGTCTCTTGTGGATATGGCCAGAGACGACAAGGTCGTTGTGAACCTTGTCAGGTGATACACCATCATCTGCGCATTTCGAAAACCCATAGTCTGCTCCAACGAAAGTGTTGTGTGTCACAGCGATGCTGGTATCGATAGATGGCCAATCGCGTATGTTAGGGAGGTACGGAACATAGGTGATACCGTCGGCGACCGTGATCTCGTCGACGACCGTTACGCCATTGACGCTCTTGAACACCTCCAGAGCATGATATTTATTGCAGTTGGGTTTCCACATGTCGTGGTTTCCTAACAACATCACGAGTGGTATCTTCATCTGAACTATACGGCGCACATGCGAGTTAACAAGAGATAAAACCTCTGCACGCACGACGGCGTGCGTATCGAAGGTATCGCCCAAGTTAACTATGAGATCAGGTCTCCTCTCATCTGCCACTGATTCTATCCATCTCAAGAGCTCTAAGCTCTCAGATAGATGAGTGTGACGTATGTGTGGATCGCCGATGAAGAGTATCTTACCCATGCGCCAATCCTTATCCAAATATCCTATATATCCAATTCTTTAAAAAGAGGTCTCGCAGAAACAATCTACGAGACACCCTAAGCCTGAACGTGGACTCTAGAAAACGAAGGACAGCGTGACTTTTGACTGTTTCAGTTGCCATGGCTATTCCTCGCGCGCACGCGACAACCTGCGCATGACAATCGAGACCGCATAAAACATCTGCTCCTCGCCCATGTCGTGAACCTTAATATCTCTAAGAACTCGAACAAAAGATATGACCGTTGTCCCAACGATCCAGAGTGAAGATTCTTTGTAGTATGACAAGCTCAAAGCGCCTCCTCGAGACCATCATCTACAAAACCTAGAGCGTCAGTTTCAACTTTTACGTCTTGGTATTCATAGCATGCGCGCAGGATCCGCGATTGCATCTCTTTATCCGCAAGGACGCAGTTCTTCATGTTTTGCTCGCCGCGGATAGGAGGCTCATTGCCAAAACACCACATCTGAGGGTTTTCACGGCCAGTTTCAGGATTCATTGGGTGTCGAATAACACCAAGGGCTTTTGCGAGCTCAAATATCTCGCCAGCTGTATCGATGACGCCTTTGTCGTAGTGAAAAGTAAACTCTGCTTGACGAGCAGGTGCGCCCATGCGATTCTTCTTGACCTTTACGCGAACCTTGTGACCGACCTGAGCAGCAGCACCTGTGATTGTCTCACCCGACTCAATCACGCCCTTCTTTGAATCAACTCGGGTAATCTCAAGCATCAGATCTGCAGCATGCTTAAGGGCGTGACCCTCCGAGATAACGTAGGGATTGCGGAGAGCCTTCATCGGGTCGAGCTGCGCCGTTACTTGTTGAATAAAAAAAGTCAACAACTTATGCTCCGCAACAACAGGAACAACGAGCTTAAGGGCGCTACCGAGGTACTGAGATCCACTGCCGCCCATAATTTGATCAGTGGTTTGCTTGCGTACATCCTTAGGATACCTAATTGATTTAATCGAGTCAATAGCAATAGCCTTAATTGGCGCACCATCTTGAATCAATTCTAGCATCTCGCCGCCGATGTAATCAAAGATCTTAACTGGATCATTAGATTTTCTGACGACCAGGCGATCTGGATCACCGCCTAGCTTCTCGAACATTTGTGCATTAAACGAAAATTCAGCATCGAACCAGATCGTTAGTGCTTCTCGGTCTCTTCTTTGAAGTTCAACAATCGCCATCATGGCCAACATCGACTTACCGGCGCTCTCTGGACCATAAAATATATTAATCTTTCCGGGGATAAGCCCTCCCTGCGCGGTAGCCCAGTTTAAGGATGGTGACCAGGTAGGAATAGGATCTGGTTGCTGAACCTTTAACTTAGACGCGGCAACGCCTAAATCGTTGGTAAGTTTAGACATCCATTTGTTGGTTGACATTTTTATGCTCCTTGAATTCTAGATACTGTTCTTTAGTATTTAAGATCTTCTTATTTCTTTGCGTTCGACCATACTTAATATGGAACTCTTTATGGCAGGTTTCACAAAGACAAACTAAATTAGTTAACTCGTTAAGTAGATGAGGATGATTTGCGTAATCATATAAATGATGAGCATTCAAGGCAACACCTCGTCTTAAGCAGCAGTCACAGGTATAGTCTGCCAACTCGAAGCATCTCTTACGAAGTTCTGTGTCGAATTTCTGCTTCCTTACAGAGTCTTGTTTCCACCCAAAATCATCGAATTCGTCTAACGATATGCCGCGAACTTTACAACTAATTTTTATCTTTGTCTGTTCTGAAACTTTTTGTCCTTTGTTGGGAGGAGACTTACCTAGATTTGCTTTGCGAAGCTTTAATCTAATATCTTCGCTTATTGGTTTGCCCTTATTTGTGGGTACTCTGCCTTTTGATGCAGCACCCACGACAACGCCCATGCACTTACCGCACATCCTGTCTGCTGAAGAAATGCCATCAATTTTACCAAAGTGAAGATAACCTTTATCAAAGCCGCATTTATCACAAAAATGCCTGTAGAGCTTATCTTTTCTGCCATTCTTTCCATACTTTATTTGAAAATCTGTCTTATCTACGGACATATCACTTCATGCCTTCCCAAGGGGTCATATAACCATCTTCGGATAGCTTCTTAACGGCATCAATTGCAAACCTAAACTCTTGAACTTTATTTCTTAAAAGCAAAGAGAGCGCCTGTGCGCGAGCATACACATCCTTTGCTCTCTGGACATCGGGGTCGAGTGCTACGTATGCCTTGCGCGACTCGACCGTGGGTTTCTCGCCCTTAGTCTTAAAGTAGTCTGGCGCTCTATCTAGATAAGCGATAGCCTCGGCGGTGTCTAGTGCCGCCTTGGAGTTGAGCTCGGCTTGAACTGCTTTCGCGTGCATGACAGACGACACGTCATAGGCGATGATGAAGTCCCGCAGATACACGGGAGCCATCATCTTGTTGAAGCCTTGACCGATATCGCTCAGCTTACGAGAGAACGCTGCTATGTGTTTTATGTCTATCGAGTCGATGTTGGACTCAATAGTTGCAAGATCGGTACTCAATTTTCACCTCAGTTGTCAAGAAGTGATTCTGCGAACTTGAATATCTCATCGTCTGACTGTTGTTTAGCATTCCTAGATTTTGTGTCCACTGTGGGCTTGGTTGCCTTAGGCATGGGTCTCTCATCATCCTCGAGATCGTCGAGACGGATGTTAATAGGTTTCTTGATCGGAGATTTAGGTTCCTGCGCGTCAACGTTTCTTTGAGGTTGTTTCACCTGTTTTGGTTTAGGTTCTTCAACCTCTACCTCGAAGCCGTCAACTATGAGTTCTGGATACTGAGCGTAGATGTTGGCAAGATTATACATTAAAACGTCTTTGATATCCTCATACGACATTCGCTTGTATAGCGTAGTCAGATCGTACCCGAGATTGTCGTAGTTGTCAACTACGTTGTCTGGCAATGAATCTCTATCATCAACCCAGACGATTCCCTCAGATGTCTTCTTCTTGGTCTGATTTTTAGACACCGAGTACTCTGTGTCGGTTCCTTCGCCCTCTCGAGTGATCTTGAACCATACTCCAGAATCATCAGATTCTGATGCTAGTGATGTAGGATCTTGACCGTAGTCTGTAACATATTGCATCATCTGCTTCTTCATGGAGTCGTGCGCAGTCTTCTTAAGCTCTAGAAGACCTACCTCTCCTGCTTTGGAACAGGCATTATAGATGTATGAAGATTTAGGCTTGATGGTCCATAACACTTCTGTGTACGGCTTAAGAGCCTCTTTGAGTTCTTCTCGCGAAGCACCGCGATTCTTAAGAGAAGCTTCAAGCGCTTCTTTCTTCTTCTCGACTAGTGAAATATACTCCGACACGGGGCATGCAGAATCCGCCGCGAACGATCTAGGAGATGCATATGGACGCTTGCGATTGGTCTGTGGGTCCATAAGCCACGCGATGACCCATCGTCTGTATGGGTATCCCTCAGCTACGTCGCCGAAAGGTGGCAAGATCCGATAGATATTATCGCCTTGATTTACTGGATGTCTTTTCCAGTCTTTGCGTTCCTTAAGTGAGTCAAGATTAATCTTCAATGTGCTCTTTACCATTGTTAATTCCTTTCCTATATAGGTTAGTCAAATACCCAAGATTGGGTAATCTTATTATACATTAGTATCATTTAATAGATGCGTCATTCTTAGATACATGTCGGTTTAGACTAGACTGTCTATTCAACGATCTCTGATGTCTAGATTTTTCCGTCTTAGCATTGACATCAACTGGCCTCTCTTGTTGATCGATCTTGGCCAACTCTTCAAGAATAATCGATTGCTCAGGAGCCGCAACGTGAGTCGTCTGGATGACTTCCGATATCGATGCAGGTGTGATCTGCTCCGATGCGGAATCTACACTCTTAGTAGAGTGTACCGCGTCTTCTTGCACAGATCTAGGCCAGATAACTCCGATATAGCTCGGTACGTCATCGATAGATATCTTACGGATACCTAGACGATTGAATACCGTAACGTGACTAATGTCACCTGAGAAATATATGACTCTAGTATTGAAAGGACGCGATCTTAGTATCGTCTCATAGTATTTCTCATATATGATCGGATACGTAGCTTGAAACATATTGTGCACCACGGCAGCGATTTCCTCGTCAGATTCGCATATTCGACCAACGAAATCTTGTGGAACTACGTTGCGATATGGGTTGAAGAACTTATCGTATTTCCTACCTATCTCATCAGCAATCGCTCGCAGGTAGTTGGGTCCAAGAGTAGCGGAACTACCCTTCTTGCGAACACAAGCTCGCACCTCATCGAGGAAGGTGGGTGGGGATAGGACCATCTCCTTGTCCGAGAGTGTCTCGGGCGGATTGCTCGTCACAACAAATACGCTATCCATATTTTCTCCTTATATTATTTATAATCTTATACTTAAGATAATTTTTTGTTTAGATGATCGAACTTATTGAGTCTCTCTATCTCTAGGAGATCAAGGGTCGCAGATCCTCTCCAGCCACGCTTGATATACCCCATAACGTAAACCAACGAGTTTACTGGATACCTCAGAGATTTCTTCTGATCCCAGAATACGCACTCTATACTTGAGATGCCATCGGACAGGATCACATCTACCTTTGACCAGGGTTTGCCTCGCTTTGAGATCCCACTCCTGTGAGATGAAGAATGAAATAAACCGATCATAGCGACCTTGATCCTATCCGTGTTCTCAGATCTCTCTTGAGACTCCAAAAGTTTCTCAGCGACCGCGACGGATGCTATTACTGGTATCGTAGGAGCAGTCCCAAAAGCGAATGGTATGTCGTTTCTCTTTGTCTCGCGCATTGACGGCCAAATCGCGGATATCTCGGCTCGTATAAGTGGATCTAACAGTAAAGCCTTATTGAAGCATTTATATGTATCTCTCTGGTTTAAGAACATATTGAGCGGTGAATTATCTGAAACTTCTGATGGAATAGTCTTTACTTTCTTGATCTTCTTCAGCAGATCTATGAATCCTACCCTAGCCTCTGGCATGGAGATGTTTTTGGACGCCATCTCGTCGAATACACCTGCCTTGAGCAGAGCCCAAAAGTGAGACGACGTTATGCCACCAGACATCTTGCCAATAAAATCTTCAACGGAGAAGTATGGACCTTTATTTATTATGGCCTTTATACTGGCGGGGCCTAAACCCTTGATGGCGGACATCGGAGCGGCGATGCGGTTACCAACTATAGTAAACCTATCTGCTGGAGCATGAAGTGACGGGGGCGTGATCTTATCGCCCAGGATCGTGACGTAATGTCGTATCTTGTTTTCGTCTGAATTGTTTAGTTCCGCGGTCCACCACTCCAACGGGTAGTGGTGTTTCAGATACATGGTGATGTAGCCTAGTTCAGAATAAGCTCTAGCGTGACTCTTGTTGAAGCCGTACGAGCTAAACGCTAGTATTTGTTGGCAAATTATCTCAATGGAAGCGCGATCCCATCTCCTATCTGAGCACGCAGCCCTAATGCGATCAAAAACTGAAACTATAACATCTCTTTTCTTCTTTGCTATTGCCGATCTTATTTGATCGGCTTCTTCCCACGAATACCCTACTATCTCAACAAGAAATTTCATCACAGATTCTTGGTAAACAAACACACCATTGGTTTCAGACAGTATTGTGTCTAGATCCGGATGAAGATAGTTTGCTTCAAGTTCGCCAGATCGCACCTTAAGGTAAAATTCGGTGCCACTTATTTCTGTTTTGTATTTTATGTAAACTCTTTTAATTTTTTTATCAACTGATTGACCGATTCCCAATCTACACCTCTTTGTTCTTTTGAGAACTTTATTAGGTCCTGTCTATAAAGTAAGAAAAACACTTCTTCGTATTGTTTGTGTATTTTACTGTGCTCTTTTGCATCGGTGAGAAACAGATTAGAAATCTCGTTGTTGTCTTTGTCGCCGTCTATGTGGTGAACCTGTTCTCCAGCTAGAGAATTGGGCCACGCACCGGTACTTTTAAAGTACACATAATCGTGTATTTTTACAGATTTTTTTAATTCTTCGGAGTAGAAGGTTTTGTATCCGCTTCTCCTTCTGTCTCTTGATCTAACCTTAGACAGAGAGGCGGAATATTCCGCTATTTTAGCGTCTGTGAATTTACTCTTACCTTTGTTCCAAGAGCCACTTTTAGGAACGTGTCGTTCGACATTTCTTTTGTATCTTTCGGATCCAGAGTTTCTTATTATTTTCTCAACGCGAGTCGAACTAACCTGGTACTTCTTAGAAAGAGACCGCATGGAACAATTGCCATTGTTGTATTCGTCTATTATTAGTTTTTCGTCTAACTGTTTAGCTTTTTTAGCCATTTTTCATACTCCGAGGTTGGAACTTCCAATATGGTTCCATCCTCGTATTCTACAACGCAAACAACGTCCATCCCCATGGGGCTATCAAGTGCACCAGGCCGACATAGTGCCGTAAGATCTGCCAAATCCTGGCGCCTTATCGGCGCAAACTTTTGAATATACCCTTTAATAAGATCAGTGTTAAACTGAAAAGCTGAGTCGGTTTTTCTCTTATAAAAATCTTCATAAACCTTATTATCTTCTGGTAGGCGATATAAGAGCTGCACACCTTTATCGTCTTCTTCTAACAAATCAACGCCAGCATTATTCTTAATTAAGGAAACGACACTCTCGAGTGTTTTGACAGTTGTAAGACCAAGTACGTCGGCCTTAACAAGGCCCGATTTCTCTATCATTGGTGCTTCAAATTGAGTTACAGCAACCCTTCCAATGTCCGGATCGTCAAACAGCATTGTTGGAACGCGCTCTGACGATAAATCTAACGTAGATATCACAAATGCAGATGCATGGCGACCCATGCCCTTCGGTAAACCAATTAACTTCTTAGTTACCTGCTCAATCTCTGGATATTGTTTAAAAAAGATCTGAAGTGTCTCGTTTTGTTCTAAGTGGCCTTTGTGAACAACGCCCTCAGAGTCCGTATAGCCATAGAGAAACTTATCTTCATCCAGACCTTGAGGAGAGTCTGGGATCGTGTCGCATACGTCCATTATCTCTTTGTCTGCGCGGTTTCGACCAAACACCGCGAACATTGCGTCCTTGATTGCGTTCTTAGTTTTGAAGCGCTGAAACGTACCAATTTGCGCAAAACCCGCTTTGTATTTATCGGCCAAGTATTTTAGTACCGGCCCGCGCTGCCCAAGATCTAGATCGATATCTGGAAAGCTGCCGGCATTAATACGAGCGTGCGATAGGAATCTTTCGAAAGGCAGATGCTCCTTAATAGGATCAATGTGAATAATTTTAAGATAGTAAGATATTAAGCATCCACCAGCAGATCCGCGCGCTAAGTTCTGCAAAATACCTTGCGATCTGGCGTACGAACAAATATCCTCGTACATTAGGAAGTACGGTATGAAATTTAATTTTGAGTTCTTCCAAATTACATTTAATTCTTTTTTAAATCGTTTAACATACTCAGGATCATTTGACCATCGGCCGTGCTCTTTTATCTTCGCCATTAAAAGCAGATATAGTTGCTTATCGTATTCTGACGTGTTTTGCGAAATATGTTGTGGTATAGAAATGCGCGGTAGATGGTATTCGTGTTTTATGTTTATTTGCTGCGCAGCTAAGGCAATAGATTCTGCTGTTGTCCTAGCTAAAGCGATCTGCTCTAAAGATAGCCAATCCCCGAGATGGCGCCTTAATATAGCAGCACACTCATCTAGAGATCTTTGATATCGCGTGTCGTAAAAAAAGCGCTTGTCTTTAAAGGAAGACTTCGATACCACGTCTTGGAAGACCTTGTCTTCCTCGTTTATGAAGTGAGCTGCGGTAGATATTATAAATCTATAGCCGTATTTTTCACCTACGCTTTTAATAAGCGTGTTGATTGCTTTTGTTAAATTTCCGTCTGGGATGGACGGTGTCTTTGAAAAGTTTCTAAAGCCTAGGCCTTTGTCGAAGTATTTAATGACGTCGAAAGGCAATAGCTCCAATACGACTCGATGAAATTGTCCGATAACTTGATTGAGCTTTGAATCTTTCACTTTCTCGTCGTCTTCGCACAAGACAATAGCACCAACCAGCCCATTTTCGCATCCTGTGCCAAACACGACTCCTTCCTGGAGGGCAAGAACCTCTTTTATGTTAAGTATGGCAATTGGGATACCAGAGTCTTCTATGCCGCAATCCCAACCCATCGATGCCAACTTTAACAGGTTTCTATAACCAACATTGGATATTGCCCAGGCGTTCATCTTGAACGGTTTATTGAGTCCATTATCGGGATCAACAATGTTGATGCTGATGGCTGGAACAATACTGATGTCAGATTCAGATAGCGATATTTTGTGGGTTTTGTTTACTTTTTCTATTACCGATTTGACGTTTATTGCCTTATAGAGAGAAGCCGCCCAGTTGTGGTCTGGAAAAGATAAAACTTTTACGCCTTTTGTTGCAGCCCAATACACCCACTCCTCTATTGAGGAGACAGAATCTGTGTTGCTGTACTCTGAATGAAGATGAAGTTGAGGCAACTCAGAAAGTCCAAGAACTTGCTTGTCGTCTTTGACAGATATCTCTTCGAAATCCTCACCGATGATGGCTGATAAGTTTTTATCAACCTCTATCGTTGCCTGAATATCACTTAAAGCATCATGCGCTTTAATCTCTATTCCAAACTCTTCAGCCAAATTAACAAGCTTTAATTTTGTAGATGTTAGCTTATCTTTGACGGCTTTTGCTCTGGCGTGGACATCACGAATTTCGTTTAGAAAAAACTTAGAATACTCGTTAGATCTAGCATTTTTAGCAAAAATTGCACCTAAAAAGGCTTTATCGAAGTTTGAATTGTATCCAGCAATAACAAATTTAGTGTTAAATTTTGCAAGATACGCGACAAACTTATCTAACATCGCATGTGGGGATTGAAATCCCCTCATCATCTCGATTGTTATGCCGTGAACCTCTATAGATTTGGCATCAATAGTGTTCCAGTTTGCCGGTTGACAAAATTCATTAAATGACTCGTGAGACCTACCATCAATAACAGGAACACATGCTAGTTGCACAATGTCGTTAATCGACGGACTTAACCCACTGGTTTCAACGTCTACGTATAGATATGCTTTCATCTGACCCTCATCTTTGGATTGTCAGATTATACATCTATATTTAATATTCGATAATTAGAGTTTCCATCTGCCGTCAATGCAATTAATGAGCTGTCTGGATCCGCCTGGATATATTAGACAGGAAGAATGAAGCCAAGAAGAAGCGCCACGATTATACTCCAACTTAAGAAGAGAAGACGTACCTACGCACCACGCCCCACGAAGAATTTGAGGCGTATGAGAGTGACCGGAAACCGAGTTTCCGTACGCGCTCTCCATCGCCTCTATAGAACCCTTGGCACCGTTGGCACCGAGATGACCGTGGGCGCCGCACTGAATTCCTTCCACGCGATAATCATCATCTATAGCTAACCATTTAACCTTAGTGGTTACTATATCGTTCTTGAGACAGATATTATTTATAGCAAACTTCAACGGATCATTCCTATCTAAGAACTGCAGAGCAAGTGTCAACGACAAACGATGATTCTGAGGATCGTTTACGTATTTGCCTTCCTGAAGATAGCGCTCCAAGAACTGATCATGGTTCGACTTCACCACGACTACCTCGTCTGTTAGACCAGCTAAATCTTTGATATCTTTTGCTAAGATGTTTAGCTCTGATAACAACGAGAGTTGCCCTTTCTCAGAGCGTTGAGCCTTAAGAAGCTTATAGTTACCCTCGTGGTGATTTATAGAGATGCCGTCGAACGCATCGTGAAGGATGATCCTCTTAGGCCGGATCAACTCGGCTACCTGCGTCCAGGCGGCCCTGGCCTGAGGATCAGTCGATCCAGCGTGCCAATCTCCCAGAACGAAAGCTTCTGGTCTGACCTTGGATGTGGACGAGGGTGAATACCTCACACCCAGATCGAAAAAAGTTCCCTT